ATTAGCCCGTTGGTTTCGCGTTCCAGCGTTGCGGCTAAAAATATCAATTTATCGCGCGGAATGTCGCTTTTTTGCCACATTGAGACCGCAGGCACCGAAACTCCGCAGAGTTTGGCAACCTTTGTCGCACCGCCCAAGATGTTAATAATGGCTGTTGGATTCATTAGGTAATCTTAACAGGGAATGCTTGTCAACACAATACTATAAATAAAGTTTGCTTTTGGAATTAAGATAGTTTAACATGGTGTTACCGGATTGGCCGGTGAATATATTTTGAAAGGACTCTTATGAGTGAAATAGAAGACACACAGCAAGCCGCTGATATGTTGCGTTTGGAGTACGAGGTTGAACAGGCTCTCCAAGACGCAGAAGACGGTCTAATTCTTACATTTGACCAAATTGACACGCTCCGATATGCCTGTGGATTGCCTAAAAAAGACCGCCAGCGTGAGTTTCTTAAAGCAGTTTTCACAGACCTAAACCCTTATGGAGGTGTTAAATGATTATTTCAGATACAACTAAAGAATTTAAAATCGCGCCCGCAGGCAATCACCTTGCAAGGCTTTATTCCTGCATTGACCTAGGTCACCAATCTGTTATTTGGAATGGCGACACCAAAATCATGCACAAGGTCGTATTGACTTGGGAATTGCATGGTGAGGACGATAGCGGCGGGAAGTTACAAACAGACGATGGCAAGCCATTGATTGTTTCTAAACGCTATACGGTCAGCCTTGGCGACCAGTCCACCCTGCGCAAAGACTTAGAAAGCTGGTCAGGCAAGAAGATGACAGCCGAGGACAGGAAGAACTTTGACATGAAAAACTTGCTTGGCAAGTTCTGTATGTTGTCGGTGGTTCATTCCGAGGACGGTAAGTATGCCAACGTTTCAACGATTAGCGCTGTGCCAACAGCCCTGCGCAACAGCCTGCCCGAACCAATCAACGCGGTCACGCACTTTTGGTTGCAGGAGTTTGACCAAGCCAAGTACGATGCCCTGCCAAAGTATTACAAAGAGAAGATTACAGAGTCCTCTGAGTGGCGCGGCAAGCAGAAACGCGAGCAAGAAGATGCATCAAACCCGATGCCTGACGACGACATTCCATTTTAAGGATTAACATGATAGTTAAAGAAAAGGTGGCAGAAAGTGGACACTGGTATTCAAAAGATGGCAGTCCAGCCTATACAACGGTTGGGGCTAACGGGAACGAACGTGCGACCACGCTTCGCGACGCGCGGAAACTTGGACTTTTGCCAAGTGTTACAACAATTATCGGACTGCTATCAAAAGCAGGGCTTGATACATGGAAACAGCAACAAGTCCTCCTCGCCGCGCTAACCTTACCAAGGGCTGACGGTGAACCGGAGCAGGAGTGGCTTTCGCGGGTCATGCAGGACTCCAAAGAAACCGGACGCAAGGCCGCAGAGCGTGGCGAATATATCCATGCAATCATTCAGTCGTTTTATGAGGGCGCTTATTTCCCTGAACCACCGGCTTATTTAAAGACTGTGGAGGAAACCATCGACGTTCACTTTGGTGGGCGCCTGTGGGCTTCTGAACGGTCGTTTGCGCATCCTGATGGGTTTGGTGGCAAATGCGACTTATCAAGCCTGCCGGAGGTTGGCTGGGACGGTGCGGTTGTGGATTTCAAGACAAAAGATGCCCCTCTCGACAAAGCCGAGGTGTACTTTGAGCATATCATGCAATTAGCCGCATACCGCCAAGGGCTATCCATGCCCAAAGCCAGCGCGGCCATATGCTTTGTGAACGGTACAAGCAACGAGGTCAAGCTGGTGGGGGTTTCGGAAGAAGACCTGCAAAAAGGCTGGGATTGTTTTTCGTGTTTGCTTAAGTTTTACAAGATTCGTAATAACATATAGGCAATGCCGAAAGGTGGCGCCAAAAGCGCCCTTCACGTACCGAGTAGGCAGACTTTGGGGTTGTTAAGCCACCTCAAGAGGATGCCGAAATTGCGCGGTTTTGTGGCTTTCCCGCTCATTTGCAATAAAAAGCCAAATCTTGACCCCACCCTAGGGTTTGTCCCTAATAATATTGCTTGACTTAGGTGTTAAGTTTCCTTAACCTGTCATTACTCCATTGGGGAGTGAGATAGATAAGGAGATTCAAATGCAAGTAATCGACATCAAAGTTACCAAGGTTGACCAGCTTGGAATGTTGTTAGCACAAATTGCCGACTTAGAGGCGCAAGCAGAGGCTCTAAAAGCCGAACTCAAGCAAACTGAGGGTAAGATAGAGGGCAACCTTTACAAAGCCTGCGTAACGCTCTCACAGCGCAACGTAGTCGATAACAAGGCGGTATTTGCCGAGGCAAACATTCCAGCAGACTTGATTGCCAAGCACACCAAAACCACCGCAGTTATCACCTTAAAAGTAACCGCACGATAAGGAGCCGGTCATGAAAAAAGAACCAACCTTTTGGGATATTTTGGGCGCCTGCATCATGGGCGCTGTTATGGCAGGGTTTTTAATGTGGGTTTTTATTGAAAGGACGGGTTGGAAATGAGCGTTCCATACAACACCGGCAAGGTCAAAATCGGTATTAATTACCGCCCCAAGCAATATGTAGAAACCGACCCTGATATGCTGGACTTACAGGCTTGGTTGATTGGCGACCCAGTTAAATTGCGCAAGCAATATTGGGCGCGAAAAGCCTACATTGCCTGTTTAATATTCGTCTTTTTGATTATTTGGCTGAGAAGTTAAGATTGTCAGGACTTTGTTGATTTTTTCCTGACGGTCAGCAATCCCTAAATTGCCACCATTGATTCTTCGGGTCATGGTGGCGATGTCCATTTGGTCAGCTAACTCATTTAACCCGCGTTTATTCCAAAACCAGCCGGCTGTAAGCGCCGCTACGCGCGGTTCTTCCACAAGCTGGGGGTTAGATACCAAGTCCTCGCCAAAAGCCTCGCTGGCGGCCGCATAGTTATCCTTACCGGTCAATTGAATCAACCCGCGCCCGATATACTTCCAGCCATCACCGTCCTCGGTATTACCCATTCTGCCGCCATAAACCTTGTTGGCTATCTTTTCAGGGTTACGCTCGTACCTTTCAGCAACGTCCATATCCGGAAACCGGCTGGGCCATGTTGCCATCAGGGCTTTGGCTGAATAATTGAGGTTTTCGCGCATGAACTTGAACCCACCGGACTCATGCATACATTGACCTAAAAAGCAGGCTTGGCGCTTGGGGGTGTTGATTTGGTACTTATTGAATGCGTTGTTGAGGGCTTCCGTCCACTTTGGGTCTATCCCAAGGGCTAATAGCTGTGATTCAAGCATCCTTTTTGGCTTTCATATCAATGATTTTTTCCAGCGTTCTGCCGCCAAAGTAGAACGACATAATCAGCATACCCCACTGACCTAGCAGTTCCACGTACTTCTCATTTGCGTTGTAGCCAAAGGTTGACATTCCGGCAAACAGAAAATATCCGGCAAGAATGGCAATCAGGGTCATGGGACGGATGTTCTTGGATAACCAGCTATCGCTTGCCATATCCGACTGCTGGCGCTTGGTGACCTCTTGGGCTTCAATATTGTCGGCTTGCAGTTCAGCCAAACGACCCTCTTGTTGGAGTCGCATGAGTTCCTGCTGGGCTTTGGCTTTGGCTTCAGGGTCAGGAATGAATTTATCCAAGACCTTCATACCAACGTCAAACAGCGCGGTTAGTGGAAACATATTATCTCCCGATGGCGGTTTCGTTTTCGCCTTTGCGAACTAGCACCTTGTCACCGTCAACAGCAACAGACATAGGGTCGCGGTCAGCCATACGGTCTAAACGCTCGATTAGCTGTTTCATGATTTCAAACTCAGGCTTTTCCTGCTTTGGACTTGCGCCCGCAACACCGTTTAGCATAGAAATCAAGGCGGTCAAAGATGCGCCAAGCAAGCCCATGACTGCGGCCATCTTGGATTCTTCCAGCACAATCGAGGCGCCCACACCAATCACCACAATAAATGTGATGTAGAAAAGACCTTGTTTGCCGATGGATTTACCAGCGACTTCTTTTGCGGATTCAATTGGCTCGTTCATTTGCGTACAAAAAAGTCCGTAATGTAAGTAATGATTCCACCGCCGACCGAGGCGACACCCATCAGCGCCCACAGGCTACCTTTTGAGCGTTCAGCCATGTTGACCAGCTTTTTGATGTCTGCTTCCATGACGTCAATCTTGCGTTCCATCGAGTCAAACTTTTTCTCGTAGTCCTCTACTTTTTGCCAAAGCACACCGTACTTGACTGGGTCGATTTCAAATGCCATGTCCACACCTTAAATCACTTTGTTGGCTTGCTCTGTTTTAAATGCTTCGTATGCGGCTTTTATTTCAGGTGTCCATGCCGCGTTGCAAATGTCCTGAACCTTTTGTTCTTGACCGCTAATGTCGGAATCAGGATTTAATACCCAACGGTGAAATGTATTAGATACAAATTCACCATCTCGCTCAATGGTCGTGCATTTGCGAACTTGAATATTCCAACCGCCCACTATTTCTATTTTGTCAATTTCTGTGCGTTCTGTAAGTGCCATAATTAATCCGTATAGTAAGTTGCATTTAAATACCAAACCATTGAAC